TTTATCACGCCAGCTATCGCCAACAATATGTGGATCAATTGGACGTAACTGGTAGGCTAACATAATAGCACCCCACCAGAAGTTATCGTTTAACAAGCAACCGCCCTTATAGTGAATATCATTGTTAGATGCCTCACTCGGGAAATCTGCTGAAATGTTTGTTGTGAAACCTCTTGAAAGTCAGTGTTCTCGGGGTTTTGATTTATACTCAAAAATATGCGTAGGAAAACAAAAGAAAAAGAATGAAGTTATTTGAGGAACTTTGTGGGGAACTAAAATCTAAACATTTAATATTTTAATTACACAGGCAGGTATGTATACAAGTCACTAAACAAAAGTGACTTGTGTAATTTATTGAACATGATATTTTTTAAAAGCTTGTTTTTTTCTTTCTTCTGATACCGGTGCGTATCTTAAAGTGGTGGCCGGATCTTCATGGCCCAATAAATGTTGTAAATCTGTTAATTCAATTCCTGAATCCATAGATAATGTGGCGAATGTATGACGCATTACATGTGGTGTTAATGGCTTTCCAACCTGTGAAAGCTGTTCTATTTTATTTACCTGATATTGAATTCCTCTATTTGTTAATCTTCGAATTGGGTGTCTAGAGGTAACAAATAAAGCGTTACATTCATCGTTTCGTGATTTTAAATATCGTTTGAGATGATATAAAGCCTTAAAGCTAAAGAAAACCCTTCTCTCTTTATTTCCTTTTCCAATGACAACTGCACTCATATCCTGCCAGTTAATATCCTCTATATTCAAATTCCTTAACTCGCTTAATCTACATGCTGTACTATAGAATACTTCAATTAAAGCTCGCTGTTGTAGCGAATCACATGATTCTCTCACTAATTCTAATTCCTCAACTGTCAGGCCTTCTCTTAATCGTTTAGGAACTTTTGGTTGCTTTATTCTCAGTGTAGGATTCTTTAAAAGTATTTCCTCTCGTACTAACCAAGCATAAAATGCTCTGATAATTGTTAATTTAGTAGCTAATGTTCCACTTTTTAGATGACTATATTCAGCAAGATATTTTCGTATATCTGCTGTTTCAACTTTAAATAGTGATTTATTAATAAACTTCAAAAATCGTTTCAATTCGTACTGGTAATTAGTGATAGTGGTATCAGAATAATTTTCTATCTTAATAGCATTTATGTACATACATAGATAGTCTGCATTATCAGATGTATATTGTCTTTCGTCTTTAGGCTCAATATTATAGTTCGTCAATAAATCATCTAAAAATAATGAAAGCTTTTCCTCTTCAATTTCTTTCGAAGCCATTTTCACTACTGTAATTATTTCATTTAATAAAAGTAATTTTGACAAAAGTGTTTCCCCCTTTAACTAAACAAAATCAGGCATGCTAATGATCGCGGAATCAATTGACGAGGCTATTACTGTAGTAATGAGGTCGTTCCTAAAAAGAAATAACCAGGTACTCATTCGAGCGCCTAGTTATTAGTTTATTGCTTCTGGAATTTTATCAAAATCGAAACCTTTAAATGATACAATCCTTAAAGAACCTGATGCGGTTTTCTCTAAATATTGAACTTTACAATGTAGCCTTGGCTCTATCCACATCACATCTCGCTCAACCTTGGTAACGATTTGTTTAGCTATTTCTCTGAATGCAGTTTTTTCTTCAGGCTTGAACCCGAATTCAACACTAGCGATTGCCTTATAATTACCATTGCTATTTGAAGTACCAACCACCATTGTAAAAGGATTTTCCTTGTAGCCTAGAATTACAACATCTGCTATTTTGAAATGTTTATATTTTAGCCAATCGTGTGATCGATGATTATTTTTGTACATCGAGTTACTTCGCTTACCTACAATACCTTCCATGCCTTTATCTTTTGTTAGTTGAAAAATATTGCTACCATTGCCCACAATTGAAGGTGTGACAAGCAACCTATTTGAAGGTTCTATTATTGTTGAAAGAATTTCTTTTCGTTGATCTAATGGTTGCTGTGTATGAGGTTTATCGGTTGCCAGTACATCAAACGCAATAAAGGTTGCTGGATGGGTTATTGATGCTTGCTCAATTTTACTTGTATTGGAAAGTCTGCCCCTATATGCAAAATCATCGAATACAGATACACCATTACGTAGCACGACACCTTCACAATCAATAATGGCTGTGTGTTCCTTAATAGAACGGCCAACCTCTTGTAGTTCAGGAAACTTTGCAGTTACATTATTACCATGACGAGTATATGCTTCTACCCTGTCTCCTTCTTTATGCAAAAGGATGCGCCAGCCATCCCATTTTATATCGTAAATCCATTCAGGATTGTCATCTATTTCTTTATTGTTTCCCATATGAAGCAACATTGGTTTAATTGGAGTAAATAACATGACCTATTCCCCCTCATATACCATTATCTCATGGCAAAAGAGACAAAAATACATGTAAATCAAGGTATTGTTGGCAATTACAATTTCATCTTCTTATTAATATGATTAATCAACAACTTTTCCACTTGGGTCTTCAACGCTTGGTTTGCATATCTAAGTACAACATCATTGCCAGCAGTTGCTATTTGTACATCGCTGAAATATTCATCTACATGAGTCCATCCTATAACTCGTATCTTTTGTTGCGCAAGTTTTCTTTTAAGGGCAAAATACTCTTGGCGCAAATCTTTTAAAAGGGCATCCATTAGGGGAAGAAATACAATTTTCATTTTAAATTGTTCAGTTTTTTGATAATCAATCTGTAGGGACTTCACTGCTAGTTCAATTAGTAAGTATTTGTGTAACAGCTGTCGTTGATCAGGTTTAATCATAGTAATCAGCTTCTAATTGAGCTGACTGTATGTTTTGAATTGGAATTCGTTTTGTTTTAAGTAGTGTATCAAGTATGAGTTCATTAGTATTAAAATTTATTGATTTGATAGTTCCAGTCCATTGTATTATTCTGTTGTCTTCCCACACTTCTAATTTAATTTCTAGCTGCTGATTATAAGCTTGGTTAATCATTTGTTGTATATCTTCTAGTTCCCATTCGGTCAATTCTCTTTTTTGTACAGTAAAGTCTTGTTTATATTCTCTAAGCCCATCCAAATGTTCAGGCATCATCATAGAGGCCCATTTACCATTACCTCTGTCTTTTATCATTTAAATCACTCCTTACGCTAAATGCCCACCAAGTAAGCGATCACGACCAATAGCTGTACCAGCACTTGTATATGACACGGCTCGTAATAATGCTGTAGCCCCAAATTTATTCCTTATGGCGTCCATGGTAGGGCCAATTAATTGTCTCTGAGGTTTTCGCTCATCGAATAAATCTAATTGGATACTGTGCTCGCGATCTAGATTGGAAATACGGACAGATAACTGGCGTGCTGGCTCCCCAGCAAAGTGTTCATCGAGTAATTCGATACAGACTTTATACATTTCAAGTGTTTCATTAGTTGGCACCTTTATTGTTTTAGAACGATGAAATCCTTTCGTCATAGCATTACGACTGTATGATAGGCCAAGACTGATGGTGCGTCCAACAAATCCAGCATCCCTCGCTCGTTTCATCACATCCTCACACATTTCCAGAAGTACTACTGATATCTCTTTTCGCGTGTGGTAATCTCGCATAAGCATTTGACCTTTACCGAAACTTAAAGAAGGATTTTTAACTAAAGGCTCACCCAATTTTGATAAATCAATGCCCCAAGCGTGGTGGTATAATTGATTGCCCATTACGCCAAACTGCTTTTCTAATTCATCTAAATCAGCATTTGCTAATCCACCAACCGTTTGAATGCCCATCTTATTTAAGTTAGCTTCCATCTGCTTACCTATGCCCCACATCTCTGACAAGGGGCGTACAGGCCAAAGTTTTTCGGGAATGTCTTCATATGTCCATCTAGCAAAGCCCGTTTTCTTTGCCGAAATATCCAATGCTAATTTCGCAATAAGCATGTTTGGTCCCATGCCTACAGCACTTGGCACATTAAATTGATCAAGTATTGCTCGCTGGATTTCTTTTGCTGTTTCCTCTGCTGAACCCCATAGTTTTTCGGTACCTGTTAAATCAACAAAGCTTTCATCCACACTATAAACATGGATCGCCTCTGGAGGAACATAGTTAGAAATCAACTTTGTAATTGACATCGACATCTGAATAAAGAAAGCCATTTTAGGTTCAAACAACTTAATATCTGGATGTTTGGGAATTTCATAACGACGATTACCTGTCTTAATTTTGAATCGTTCTTTCATAACTGGAGACGCAGCCAACACCACACTGCCTGGTTGACTAAAATTGCCGACAACTGCGATTGGATCTTTCAAAATATCCAACCCTTCTAACATGGCGATACAGCTGGCATAGAAGCTTTTCATATCGATACAAATGATTGGTCGATTCGGCATATTCTCGTAGTTCATACAACGCCACGCTCCTTATAAACAACTGGAACAACAGCAAGAACACTACTGATTAAAAATGTACGCTTTGTTTGTCTCATGAAACAGAATGCTTGAAATGAATCGCCAACAATTTTTATAACCTTAACTCGCCTTTTTGTTACAGACCCATTTTTAGATACATACATCATGTTTACTAATTGATTACGCTGCATAGCTTTAATCAGTTGCTCTTTCATCACAGTTCCTCCTAATACGTGAAATGTTCCTTTATAATTTATACAAGAACACTTGTTTGTATACATAATAGAACACACGTTTGTGTTTTGACAAGATAAAATTTCTGGAAATAAAAAAGGCTATCGTATTTGATAACCTTTAAAATCTTTCTTTGAAATTGACAGCTATAATATTCTCATCTCTATGGATCATTCTGATTACGTTGTAACCCTGTTGCCTTAAAAGTTTTAGAGCCATATCATCTGTTAGTACATCATGTTCTTCGTGTGTTAAATGCAAGCTTGATAAACCTATAATTGGTACATTGTCAGGCTTACGTTTGAATAGAAATTTAACTGGTACAATTATATCGTAATTCATAATCCACACCCCTTTTTACAGATATTTCTACATATTAAGTTAAATCCCTTCCTAATTCGCAGGAAAATAAATGGAATTTTGTGTTGACTATCAATACTAGTACTAGTATAATTAAAGTATAGAAAGGAGGTGAACAAAGTGGATTATGATAAGGTTTTAGCTTATCTAGTCGCAGTCGCTACAGTAATTAATTTGCTGACAGGCTCAGCAAAAAATATTCAAGACATGCGAACAGGTAAGCAAAATAAAAAGCGACGCCCCTCTACCAAGAAGAAACGTCGCAAATAGCCAAAGCGAAGGAGGTTAGCCCCTCCTTCAACCTTATCCTATCATATTTTAATAATCATAATCCATTTTAAAGTATGAAGAAAATTTTCTTTAATATCATCACTTTGCTTGTGGCTGTTTACATTTTGGTGGTCATGGTCGATTGGAAACAACCAGGCTTCTTCGATGTATCTATGATTGTCATTTACTCACTTTGTTTGATCTTAGTGATATTAAATGTCATAGTATATTTCAAAAAAAGGAATGGTTAAAATGGAGAAAAATTTGCAGACTGAAGCTAATAAACGTTGGCAAGAGAAGAATAAAGAGCGTGCAAAGTACATTAGCGCACGATCAAGAGCACGCAGCTTTATTAAAAACCACGCTTTAGAAGAAGATTTGGATGAATTTATGGAATTAATTTTAGAACGTAAACAAATTTTAAATGAAATGAAAATAGACCAAGACGGGATGTAGCTGTCTTGCTATGCTGTTTAAAAGAAAAATGCCCAGGCTCAAAATTAATTGAGAACCTGGGCTTTTATTAAAACGTTTCTTTATTCAGAGAATAAAATAAGGACTCTGTCGCAAGAGTCCTAAAATGTATTATTCTTCTTTTTTGTCTTTCTTTTTATTCTGTTTTTTTTGCTTTTTCTCTAGGTACTCTTTGTGTTTCTCTGGAGTTACTTCAAAGCAAAATGCCTCTAAGCCTTTCTCATGTGCAAATAATCGTTTACCGTTTCTTAGAGTAATATATGGAGTACAAATTAACATTTTTATCATTTCCCTTCGCAATTTAATTTCTTGCAAAGGACCGTTGACAGTGTTACGATATGTATAAACTTTGGCGAGTTTTATATCGTAGCGACAAACACTTGTTACTACACAATACTATGTTGGCCCTTTACAAGGGCTTTTTTTATTTTTCCTCATAAAATTCCACTCCTTATTTATTAATATTTTTTAATTGAATTTCACTTACTTGTAATGAAACCCCACATTTTGATGATATTTCATTTTTGTTTAACCCACTAATAATCTGGGGTGGAGCTAGTAATTCCCCAGCAAAAGTATTCGCTTGCCATTCTGGCTGTCTATAAGCTGGTATCTCTTGATGCAAATCTGACCTTGCAAGAGCAATATTTCCAGGTTTGTGTAAAATAAAGTGACCAATTTCATGCGCTATAGTAAATCTATCTCTTTCCACACCTGCTATCGCCCTATCGTAAACATCTTCTCGAATGCAAATTTTGTTTTTTTCTGGATAAGTAACTCCATACTCGTTAGGCATTTCAGATGTGGATACTATTTCGTATTCAAATGAAGTGAAAATTTTAGGCATTGCTAACTCTAAAAATTCCACAATAGGAAAATAAGGTTCATCATACAAGCCCGTTAACCTTCTTAACATATTAGTAAAATCTCTTATTTGCTTTCTAGAAGTAGGATTTGCGATATACTGGGGCATTTAATCTCTCCTTTTTTTGCTTTTTAGGAGGATGTCCTTAATCTTTTCACGGTCGTCTTCATCCAAACCTTTAAACTCTCGTGCCAAAGCTAATAAGTCGTTTTTCTCCTCGCTGCTGTAGCCGCTAAAATCAATTTGCACTACCTTTTTCGACTCATCAAATGAGCGTTCTAATTCGTTGATTTCTGAAGAATTCAACAAATATATTTCAGAAATTTTTTCAATCCAGTTATGAGGAACATTTCTTTTGCCATTTTCAACAGCAGACAAATAGGAAGAAGTAACTCCTAACTTTGTTGCCATATCCTTTAATAGCTCACCTTTGTCAATTCGTAATTTTCTACAAAATTTACCAAATGAATTCAACATAGATGGTTCCTCCTTTCTAATTAAAAGTTTGCTACAATCTAAGATTAACATGAGATGAACAACAAATCAACACCTTTTGTTGATTTAATTAACAACTTATTGAAAATATTAAAGTCCACTCTCCAACGTAAAGGTGAGTGGACTTTTGTACTTATTTAACTATGTTTCTACGTTGCTCAATAATGATCTTCAAACCTTCAAAATCTCCTGTAGTCAACGTACCAGCATCGAATTTATCAAGCCATGACTTATCAATTTTCCCTTTATCTACAGCCTGTTTAATGTAATCACGTACTGCTGCTTTAGTTGTTGAGTTAGTGAATTTCATAATATCATCATCCTTTACTATTGGTTTTTGAGTACCCTCTGCAATAATCTGTACCTTAACAGCGCTACTTGTTGGCACTACTACTTGTCCTTCAATTTTATATCCTGTAGGCATTTTCCATGTTGCGGGAATTTCAAAATGCGGAGCATCATACTGTCCGGCAAGCCAATATCCTCCCCAAGTGATACCAAGCTTTTTAGCTATGGCACCAACTTTTGAAAGCGTAGAAATATCATATAAATTTCTTGGAGGAGCAACAGCAATATCCCACGCTCTACGCGATGTATGATTACTTTTAAGAGTCCATGTAATTTTTTGACCTGGTCTTGTGCGACCTTGTGCATATAAGTAATTTTGTCTTTCCTGAGAACGATATGTTTCCGTAACGAAAATAAAATTTATGCCTACCTTGTAGCATTCTTGAAAGAGTAATCGGCATGCTGTTTGTGCTGCTGCTGTTAATTCGCTTAAATCACGACATGTAGTTGTTACACTAGTCATTTCACATCATCCTTTGGTTTTTCATATTTTAATGCCTGTTCGCTATCACTTGCGCCTACTGTTGTTGGATCAACAACCACACCAATCAGAACTAAAAAAGCGAGCACAGTGTTAAATAACTCTGTAACTCGCTCGTTGTAAATTGTTGTATCAAAGCCAAAAAGAGCCCCGATTTGTTGAATGATTAGTAGCAACAATGCAAATGCTCCCACTAAGAATGGTTTGTGTTTTAAACGTACTTTCCAGTTAATTT